TCGAGCAATGAAATTGTATCGGGGTTATCAATAATGTTTTTGCCAGAATAAAACACAGTAAGCTCTGTGCTATATAAATCCTCATCAATCTCGCGCAAGCTCTCAATAAAGCCTAATTCTGCATCAGGGTCACCAGCAATCCTAGCATCAATAATATCTGCCTTGATGCCATCAACTTTTTCTTTTCTGGCCTTTTCATCTCTAGCATCATCAGCCGCAATCACGCTCTGTTCATCACTTAGTGCAGATAATGCTTTACCAAACGCAAACTCGGCTTGCTCAGGTGACATCTGCGACACAAGAATTGCTACGTTTTCATCTTCAATACTGCCATTCGTAAGTTGGATCATAGCGTCAAGAGGCGAATCGGAATCTCTAATCCAATCCACAACATATTGCCCTTTGGCTTCCATTACTGCCTTGTCAAACTCTTCTAGCCTACGGCTAAGGAACGCCTCGTCTTCTATGGCATAAGCTAATGCGTAAATGCGTTGCCTTTCAAGATTAAGAAAATCATCAATAGTAGTTATTGTTCCATCTGCCGCCACACGATTACCAGCCGCCACATTATCAGGGACGTCATTAATAATAGTATCAACGCCAAACGACACAGCAACTTTTTCCTTTGCCTCAGCTTTGGCCGCCATTGCATTCGCGTGAGTGGTTAGCTTACTGTTAGAAACAGGTGTAATTGCGGCCTGTAAATTAACTGCCGCAATCGGGTCTACCTGACCAAGCGCAGAGCTATAACCATCAATAATTGCATTAAGCTGAAGCTGAAACTCATCAGCCGACATATCAGTGTCTTTAGCTTCAATACTAAGTGCGCTGATCTCATTACGCGCCGCAATTTCCATATTGGTTTGCATTACGTCAATGGCAGTCTTGCGAGCCTTTTGGTCAAAGATGGTAAAGCCATCCGGCAGATCCGGGTCGAGAGTAACGCCAGTGCGGCTGGCTTCCTCAAGCTGTTTAACGCTTGGCGCAATCTCTGCGCCGTATTTGACGGCCGCAATTTCTGCTTCAGCTACAGCTCGCTTATAAACAAAGTCGGATATAGCGTTTAGACCTTTGCTTATGTTGTCGTAAACCTGAGCCTCTGCCGCGCCAGTTTGAATAAAGTTAACTGACGGCATACTGCCGATTGAAACACCTAGCGGTCTGTAACGTGGTAACTCTGCCATTATCCTAGTCCTGCCGCTTTAAATAATCTTGGATCAACTTGCCCAGCGCCATATCCCATAACTGGTTCAAGAGCTGTTGGCCCACCAATCAACCCAACATTATAAGCTGTCGTTCCAAATGATGTAAACGCCCCAATCATCCCAGCTTTCATAGTTGACTTAGCTTGTTGCATATATTGAGCCGCCTGCATCTCACCACCACGCATTGTGATTATCTCATTGTCCTGTACGGTATAAAGCTCTTGAACGCCTTTAGCCGCCGCATACTTTGCTAATCTTAATGCGCTACCTGAGAATGGGTCAATACCGCCAGATCCAGCCCTCGCCACAATAGCCGCCTGCGTCCTGAGAATGTTATCCATAACTTGAACGCCTTGTGCTTTGTATTTAAGGCTTTCCTGTTTTGCTTGTATCCGAGCCATAGTCGCTTGCGCCGCAAGCCCTCTGGCTTGCGAGCGAGCGGCTTGCATCTGCGATACAGCGCTTGCGGCAGATACCGCTAATTGTAATCCAGCCGTTGCACCCATTTTACTGTCCTGCGCTCACTTTATAATCTATGCCCAAGAGTGTCATCTTGAGCGGTACGGTTTGGCCAATCGTAATCTGACCATCATAATTATAACCTAAAATGCCGTGAAGTGTCTTTATTCCTGTAAACTCAGCCACATCATCGTCAAGAACCTCAGAACCAAACCGCCGGAATGGTACCTCTTTGCCGTTGATCGTTAATGCCTGTGTCTCAAACAATTCCGCATTCACCTCAAATATTCTCTTCTTAAAGCCCTTCAGAGAGCCGCTGGGTAGCCTTGGCTCTACTGGCAGTGTCTTTACCTCTGGCGTGAAGTTAAGACCGACCTGATAGCTCTCAGACGCCGCCGTAGCAAACGTGATCGTAAACGGCGTTGCAGGCACAGTTTGATCCGGCTCCACAATCCCATCACGAATGATCTTAACTGTTTCAGCTTCGAGGTGATCCATTGTGACAGACGCCGCCGCGCCACCTGTTTTGGCGCAGTCAAGCAATACTGTGCTATCAAATAGTTCGACATAATAAACCGTGCTACCATTGACCGTGCGTTTGACCACCACATAGATATCATCAATATCAACCCCGACATTTATAAACTCTCCATCGGTTGTCCATTCGCTAGGCGCGATGACATTCTGTGATCTCAATAGTGTATAACACGCAATCGACCCATCGTCACCATTTACTACCAAGAGGCGGTCACCCTCATCAGTACCAGTAGATTTACGCACCGCCATTTCTTCTGGCGATTTCAACAGGTGTGACGACAGCAACGAGATCTTAGCTGATGTGTAGGCGTTCTGCGTGTCGGTAAACAGAAACTCTTGCAACGCCTTGCCCTGACGTTGGACAAAGATGGTGGCGCCATCCACGTTCTGCAACCTAATGCCCGGCTTGATACCAAAGCCAGTCTGTTGTTTAACGATGAGATTGCTAGGCGTAATCGGTTCATCCAGAGTTTGAGGCACATAAAACTCACCGCCTGTCGTAAAGACTTGCAGATGGCGGCCAGAGAAAATATCGACAATGGCGTTAAATGTGCCAGTATCTAATGTGGCTTCAACGCCATCATCGTCCAGAGCTTCGCCCGGATTAAAGTTAAAGAAATCCGACACCCGGCTACCGAATAATGTTGATGGCCTACTGCTAGTGCCGCCAAAGTATAGTCGGCCTTCGTGGAAAGTCACCGATCTTGGATAGCCCCTTGTGGCTGACCATACATCTTCGTAACCGTGTTCTGTCTCAAACTTTCCAGCCGTTATGGCGCTGGTGTCAAAAAATGGAATTTCGACATACGCCTTGACCTCAGTGTCGCTAACGTATTCTGTCACCCTAGCGCGGCCGAAGCCTGACAAAACATTGAAATACTCATCCACCATTGCCGTGCCAAATGCCTTGACCGAATACTGGCTAGTGCCGTCCGGCGCTGTGTCCCAAGCTGGGAACACAGTCAGCACCTTAGTGGACGCTACATAATCCTCAACGTGCCTGACTTGGCCAACGCCAGTGCCAGCCGTGATTTCAATAAACATACCATTGGGTTGATCGTCAGACCCATAGCTTGATGCCGCCTTTAGCGTAATCGTGTTGCTGGTGCCGCCCTGAGCTGTGCCGTTGTCGCTAGTCACGCTGGATGCGGTGATAGTGATGTTGCCGCTGGTCGCTGACGGCGTGATAGTATATTGCGGCTCATGCGTGTCTAGGTTATACGCATACTTAGGGATGTGGGTAAATGTGATTGTGCTGGCTGTCCACGATGCGTCAGTTGCGCCACGCACAATCTTGAGCGGCGCCAGACTTTCGTGAACAACGATTACGGTGTCGGCAGACTGCACCCAATTCATTTCCGGCAAGATGGCGCTGGTCAATGCGGCCACAGTCAAATAATCATTGCCTGACCCATTGATGTTAGTGATGAGCGCACCATCCTTAAACACATACATCTTGCCGGGTGTGAACACCAGCATATAGCTGTCTGTCACACTAAACTCAAATGATACCATTCTGACAGCAGTGCCAGCCCCACTATCCAGCTCGGCAATAAACTTAGTGCCATCCCGGCGCTTGGCACCGCCTTGCGGCTGGATGCTGACGTTGCGAGCTGTCGTTAAGCCAGATCCATACTGCGTGATGTCAGTACGAGCGCGAAGCCTCGGATCTAGCTCGCCTGCGGTAAAATCATTTTGGATCTGGATGATGCGGCTCATATTAGAACCTTATGTCAGATATCGGAAATTCCTGTATGCTTTGGGCTGGTTTGTCGATGCCATCAATATTAATAGCAACGCGAACCAAACCGCCACGCATATTATCAGATGGGGCGCCATAGGCTTTCTGGTGATAGTAGTCAGCTTTGGTGAGCTGATCAGTAATTGGCTCGGCAAACTCTGCCGCCAATGCTGTTTTCAATAACCGCACAAAATACGGTGGGAAATCGGTAGGCTCTGGCCGATATTGATAATCAATATAGACAGTCTCTAAGTTCGTGTATAAACCACCAGCATAGATCTCATAATCACGCACCGAGCGCTCAGAGATTGCGCTGGTGGGAAAGACTGCCTTTGGCAAGCCAAGACGATCACCCGGCAACTGATACTTATATTTCCATTCGTTGATCGGGGTGTCTAGCAACTGGGCAAGCTGTACCTTCTTTAATGTCCAGCTATATGGGTACTGCATCAGAAGAGTGTCGCGCACATCGTCATAAAGACGGTCTGCAACCTGAGCCTCATCTGTGCCATCAGAAAAACTTGAAAGAGGTGATGCGCCAAGCATAATTAGCGCATCGGAGCAGATTGATAGTTTTGTGTCGCCAGAGGCCATAGTCTACTCCTAGTGAAGGAAGGGGCGACCGAAGCCGCCCCGACCAATAT